GTACCTAATCAAGTTATTCCACATACTCATAAATTAAAGCAGTAGGCAAGCACGGTTAAACTTGCCCACCTAGACACCCTATCTGTCGCCATGTTAGATAAGGTTATTTTATTCTACCTTTTTTTCTTTCTTCTTTGTCAGCTTTTTTATAATATTTTTTACTAAGGGTTTGACAATATTAAGTAGTAGTGGAGTAGTGGCAGCAACAGAAGCAATAACAGCAGTAGATACAACAACACTAGCTGTCGGTATGTACTGGTCAACAAATGGTACTTCTTCCCAGATTGCATCACAGGAACCCTCCAATAGCCCACGCTCATATTTTACCAGCCTTTCTAATCTAAGCTCATTACGCCAATCTCCAGGTCTGTATGGTGCATTTTTAGGTGGACAAGGTGCTAATTCGATTTCTTCCTCTTCTTCTTTTTGTCCTAAATTAATATTTACTCCACTTGCTTTTGGTTGAAATTTATATGTACCTTCTGTTTCTATAGTGTCTTGTGCATCATAAACAATAGGTCTAATTGTTTTAGCTTCTGGTTGTACTTTAATTGGTTGTGTGCCAGCGATTGCCTGACCATTAGGACAAGTAGCATAAGCCTTTCTTCCATGAAAAATTATAGTTGGATTTTCTGATAGTTCTATATCTCTATTAGTTAAATCACAAGCAGGGTTTTCTCCTACCAATACAGTTTCAGGTACATATGGCGTTTCTGGTATATTTATTTTTGGTATTTTTATCTCAGGAACTTTAATCGTAGGCATTAACAATCGTTAAAGTCAGCAGCCATATTACCTCCTATCTTACCGCCTTCTCTTCTAGCTGTGTTAGTAGCAAACCCAGATAAGAACCAGCCGACAATAGGAACATTAGCTAATGAGCTAGATAAACCTGTTCCTGTAGCTACTGACGTTCCAATAAGTTCTCCAGTTGACTCACCTTTTGCTCTTTCTTTTATGCAAGCTATTTGTTTTGCTGTAAGCTCACCATTATTCACAATAGTTACATCCTTTTCACCAGCTATCCTTTGACTCTCTTTTGTGACATAAGCCTTACTAGCACCTAAAAAACCTGCTGGCTTTTTACTACTTTCAATGGAAGCAATAATTCTTGGATCGTGCATTCTATGTCTTATCTTATAACTATCTTTATCAGCTTCAATCTCATAAGTAGAATATTTACTAACAGGCAAATCAAACATAGGTAAGTTAGGTTTTGTAGCTAATAAATTAATCGCATAAAATTGAGAAGATACAAAAGCTGTTCCAAGTCCTACTGCTACTCCTTTAAAAATAATATTATTATTCATATAGGCTTAGAGTTTAGGGAGAGATTTAGTAGGTATAGATGGTCCTGTTACGTCAGGTAAACCTTGATCTAATACTTTTGGCATCATTCCAGATACGTTACCCATGATTTCTTTCATGACTCGGCTCTTAAAGTTTTCAGATGTTAAATACTTGTAACCGAAGTACGCTCCACCACTCATGGAAGCTACCATTACAAATGAAACGATACTTAAAATCTGACATATGCGGTTTAGCATTTCTTTAAAAATCCTAATGTTACTTTTAATTATAGCTATCACTATTCCATACGTCACATTTGGAGTACTAGTGAGACAAATGACAGCTATAAAGTAGCTTTTTTTCTGCGATAAAACTTTGTTTTGCAAGCATTAGAACAATATTTTCTACGTTGTTCGGTAGTAGAAAACATTTTACCGCAGCATTTACACTGCTTTTCTATTATTTCGCAATAGACTTTTTTTCGGTTTCTGCCTCCGCTCTGTCTTGTAAAGTTGCATTTATAGCAATAGCTCTATCTTGTAATTGTCTTTGCTCTTGCACATTTTCATTGTATCTTTTTTCGATTGCTAAGAGTTCTTGACTTAGCTCTTCGTTAGTTTTTCGTGCCATAAGTTTTATTTAAATTTTAACTAGGTGAAGTAGGCCAAGTAATATTAAATGGATCAGATTGTGTCGGTACATCTCTTAAGGCTTGTCTATAATTTTTCCAAGCATCTGACAAGGTAAGATCGCTAGAGGCCATCCAATCTGTTGCTTGTAGTATTGTATTTCTTTGGTTTCTAACTTCTTCCCATTTTTGAGAAGTTAATGCAGCTTGTTCTTCTGTTGTAGTAGATTCCACCTTCACATTATATGCCTTACCACTTTGCACATATGGATCAACTGAAGTAAGCTTTTGTGTTGGTGTCGTATAGCTAAGAGTTTCTACTAATTCAACAACACTATTTGCTGTTAAGAAATCTGCATTAGGACCAGTAGCAGGGAAGATAGTAGAAGGAAATAATTTTTGAATAGTACCAGTGCTTGTTACAGTAGTACCATTAATGATTGCATAGTTCATAATAATAGTTTAGCTACGAAAGCCCGAAACGAGCTTTTTGTGCATTATAATTTTGTGCCACATCTGTTGCGGTAAATCCATATGTATATTCTCTTAATACTGCAAATCTGCTTGAGGGTGCGTTGCCATAATCAAGATCACCCGCTGCTGAAGCTGGTGCTGCATAATTTATTGTGCTAGTGCCAGTAAACTCAAGAGTATTGTTTCTATAAAACTTCAATCCGTTAGTACTCGTGCCAGATCTAGTTAGTACAATATGCTCCCAACCTTGATAACCGTTTGTACTATAAGCCCCTGAAACAAAAGTAGGTTGGGGATAGCTAGAATTACTACCATCATAAACTTGAGCACCATATGATGGTGTTACAGTACCCGTAGTAAAATTATAGGAATAATAGTTCTGCGAACCATAATGACCCCAACCACTCCAATTATATGCATTTTGCCGTAGTGCTCTAAATCCATAATATGTAAAAACAAATTGCGGGCTAAATACTATATTTGTTGGCATATCATTATACCAATTACCAACATGACTAGTATTATTTGGAGTATAAGCATTAAGCCAAAATTCTATAGTGTAAGCTCCAGTACCTACAACTCTTGACAAAGCACCTACCTTTGAATTTGATTTTAATTGTGAAGCTGATCCAGATCCCATTTGTATATAACCACCATTGGCTGAATTAAATATAGGTCCAGCAGACCACGCAGCATCTCTACTGTTGCCAGATAAATCAGTTACAGCCGTAGTACTTACTGAAGTGTTGTAACAATTTGTATCACCGAAATCATAATGTCGGCGTAAATTAGTAGTAACAATACTGCCACCACCTCCACTCGAAGCATTGCCAGCGGCAGCACGAAGACGGTGCGCCCTCATGTTTCAAAATCTCCTACATTTGCTACATATAAAGTTGAACCTATATAAAAAATTTCTAGCATTGTTTCTTCTGAAGAGCTAATTGTTGGTGTCGTACCACCTACAAATTTTGTACCGTTTGGAAATGTAAGACTGTAAGTATTAGAGCCTGATGTTGTAACTTTAAGCAGCATTGATTGACCCGATGTTAAGCTGCTAGTCGCTGTTCTATCTGCTCCTAAAGTCCAGGTCTGTATCATCCCATTATCTGGGTCTAAATCTACGCTAGAACCATCAGTAATTGAATATACATTTTCATTAATAGCGTCTTCAACAATTATTGTCCCTGTTAATGTACCGCCTGCAAGTGGTAGTTTTGTTGAGTCAGTTACAGTTATATCAGCAGAACCATCAAAGTTAACACCATTTATAGCTCTTGGGGTAGTGAGTGTTGCTGCTGATCCTGTTGTATCTTGATTCAATGTGGCAACTCTGGCTGCTGCTATTGTTCCAGAACCTATATTATCTCCGTTTAAGTCAGTTAATGCTGCTCCGTTAAGTGCTGGTAAAGTTCCAGTTAGGTTAGCTGCTGGAATTGATGTTAAGTTTGCTGCTGAAGCTGCTGGTAAAGTTGCAGGGAATCGATCATCTGGTACTGTTCCACTTGTTAAGTTATTAGCATTTAAATTGCTGAGATTTGCAGCAGGTAGGTTGGTTAAGTTAGCACCACTAATAGCAGGTAAAGTAGCTGGAAATCTAGCGTCTGGTATTGTTCCAGCATTTAAGTTTGCAGCGTCTAAAGCGGAACCATCAAATAATGTTGGTTTATTAGTTAGATCATTGTAATTAACAACATTTGAATTAGTAGTTACACAATTCCCCATGTAACTATGATTTACACACTGATAATGTAAAACTATTGGGGTTGTATCTGTTACTGTTATTTCAGTGTATGCACCTGCTTGCCCTGCTGTACCAACAGTAGTTACACCTGTAGTATATTGTGTGGTTTTATTAGCCTCTAAATAAAAAGCTATTTGATGACCAGCATTAGTACTCTGAGACTGATCAAATCTATACGTTGTTCCAGGAACAAAATATAAAAATGGTGCTTCGATTGCTGAACCTAATGGAGTAGGGTTTCCACTTGTGTTAAAACCTTTATTAGCAAAATCTTGTATTACATATCCAGCAGCAGTTGTTCCTGATTGATAATATCTATGCGCACTGGTTCTAACGGCAACAGTGACATAATATTGTTTAAGTGTTGTATGAGGATTGACAAAACCATTACTATAAATACTATCTGTACATACGAAAGGAACAGTGCTGGTATTAGGTCCGCTATGAGGTCCAAAGACAAAAGTATCATAATAACTTCCACCTCCTCCATAGACTCTATTAATAGCTACATCACCAGTATTGGTGTGTCTAATTCTGGGTCCAGTACCAGCACCAAAACCGAGAAAGCTTATTTGACCATAAGTACCAGTATTACCGTCTGAAATACTTAAACTGCTTATATTATTAATTCCTTTTTGTAGACCATTTAAGTTGCCACCCAGTTCTGGTGTAAGATCTTCTACAACATTATTAAGTCCACCACCACCACCACCACCACCACTGCTAGCACCAGTAATACCAGTGTTTGTTATGACTATATTACCCATATAATCAAATGACGCTTGTGTATTCGTAGCACCGTAATATAAGATTTGTGGAGTTGATTCGGTAAAAGTTATTTCGGTATAAGCAACGTTAGAACTACCAGCAGCTCCAACAGTAGTTACGCCTGTCGTATAAGGGTTAGTTCTAGCTTCATCTGTAAAAAATCCTAAAGTATATGTAAGGTTACTAGTATCAGTTTGATCAAATCTATATGTAATACCAGGAACTGCATGAAAAGCAGGAGCGTCTTTCCACTCTCCTAATTTTGTAGGAACATTTGGTATATTTAAACCTCTTGATTTATAGTCTTTAAATTGAAAACTAGAACTTGATCCTGTATTTCCATATCTGTTGTATGGAGTTTTAGTATCGACTTGGACGTAAAATCCTAAATAACCACCAGAACCAACGTAAGTATTAGCAATAGATTTTACATCTACAGTATCTGAAATTCTTAGTGGACTAAAGAAATGAGTTTCACCAGCAGGTCCGGCAAAAAGAATTGTTGTCGAATAATTTGCTCCCCCATTGTAAGGAAAAGCTAATTTTAACTCTTGTGAATTTGTATTAGTAAGACGAGGACCAGTTCCTGTAGGTGAACCCGCTTGTGAAGCACCTATAAATTTTATTAGGCGAACATTTAAAGTATCAACACCGTCTATGTCGTACCAGTTATGATCAACATCCCAATTAACTTGTTCAGTACCACTAATAGGAGCATTCGCACTACTAGCAAGCACCCATTCAAGACCTGTTGCAGTACTGCTATTAGCTTTTAATATATAACCATCTTGACCTACAGGTAAAGCCGTAGGATCGCCCACTCCATCTCCAACTAATAATTCACCTTTACCATCAAGGTCACTATTGATTATTGCATTTGTAATGGTAGCTATATCACCACTACCAACTCTTTTCCAAACATTACCATTGTAAACATATGAAATGCCATTAGCACTATAAGTATCATTAGTATTTGGATTATTTGGAAAATCGAAAGCAGCCATTGTTATAAGTTCTGTATTTTATGTAATGCTTCCATCTTATTATGAATCCTTTAAAGACGCTATCTCTGATTCTAATATTTCAATTTTACTTATAGCTTCTTGCAATGCTTTTGTTAAAACTGATAGTACAGCGTCAACATTAATTGTTTGTATTTTATTTAAAGCATCTTTATTTCCTTGTACTCCACTAGGAATAACTTCAGCAATTTCATGGGCTATAAAACCTTCTCTATTAGTGTTGTCTTCTTTCCCAATAAAATTTAATTCAACATTATCTTTAAATTTATAATTTACTGGTCTTAATTGTTTAACCTTACTAATACCTGATTCTGTTTGAGTTGTTATATCTTTTTTAATTCTGTAGTCAGAATTTATACCACTTACACCTATTAAAGTTGTAATATTATTAGTTCCTTGATTTAAAATATTTACACTGCCAGAACTTTTTTGAAAAACATTTAATTCCTGATAACATTGTATTTCTTTACTGCTTGCAGCTAAATAAACAGCACCTCGACTACCTGCAAAATCATAAAAGTTGTTAGCTTGTATTTGACTATCTACATTTGTACTAGAGAGATTAGTGTTTTCAATAGTGATAGCTGTATTATAATAATTTGAATATTGATAAATATCTGAATTGTTAGCACCTTTTCCTTTTGAAGCAAAATTATTGCCATTTATATTAAACCTTCCACCGTTGTTAATGTATATACATCCCCTAACTCTTGCTCCAGGAGGATTAGACGCTAAATCTCTACCAGATGAAAAATAATTATTACTTAATTTAATATCTAAATAACCATTTACAAATATATTATAATCAGAGTTCATTGTATCAGTAGCGGTACTAGGTTCTAATTGTTTGATCTCGTTATCAAATACAGAATTTGTAACTCGCAATCCACCTGATAGGTAATCTGTAGGATCTTCACCTGCCATTTGACCTTCTATATAAATACCGTAATGACTTTGCATAAATGTGCAATTATTTACATTAATTCCCTGTACATAAGGGCCAGCAAAAAGCCCTATCATGCCATATAAAAAAGTACAAGAGTCAAAATAGTAATCGGTTACATGATGGCTTGCATCTGGTGTTCCATTGACTATGGATACTAAATAACCTTGTTGACCAAGTGTTCCTACTGCATTTTGATCGTGTTCTCCATAGAAAGTACAATTTCTAAATGACACTTCATGCAATTGATCTATTACTACGGCAATACTAAAAAACGTATCAAATAAGGTGCTGTTAGAAGTATTTGTCCAAGGAACAAATTGACAGTCTTCAATTACAAACATCTGTGTATGAAGACCTGTTATATTACTGCCAGAAATAGTTAAAGCAGAACTTAAGGCTGTTGTTGTTTCATTTGCATAAGCAAATTCAATATTTTTTATAGAACATCTTGGTGCGCCTGTTGAGTAGCCAGAAGCATAATGATTTGATGTAATACTAATATTTAGAAAAGCAGTTAAAGTTGCTGCTGGTACGCATTTTAATATTACATTTCCAGCACCCCTAATATGTAACTGTTCTAATTGTGCATCTATTGTAGCTGTAATTTCGGTAGTAATTAAATAAACACCAGCATTTATAACAAGCTCTCTTCCACCACTTGCAATACAATAACTAATTGCATTTTGTAAAGCAGCAGTATCATCTGTTGTTCCATCTCCTTTTGCACCAAAATCATTGGCATTAACAGTATCTTCTAATCTTGTATTTATAAGTCTATTAACAGCGTTTGTAAAACTAGGGGTATAATATTGAGTACCAGTACTTGAACCAGAGCCAGAACCAGCACCCGTAACACTAACCCATTGTTGAGAATTTCCATCATCGTAATAAATATGTAAGTCACCATCTTCGTTATTCCACCAAAGATCACCATTAGAAGGATTTGCAGGTGGATTAATAACGCTAGTAGATGTATCGCTTGTTGCCACAGTAGGTTGGCTAATTACCCCATCAGTAATTTCCTGTAGTGCATGTATTAATTGATTTGAATTAGTATCTAAATCTATTTCTGTTAAAACACTGCCATCTTCAAAATCTACTTTCCTTGAACTAATGTTTGTATTTCTTTGAAACTTAATAGCAACACCATTAGCAGGTTCATTACCACTGGTAAATGTTATTTGTGAAGCACTGGTGAAAGTATAATGAGTGCCAAGAGTTTTTAAAAAACCACCGACAGTAACATCTACTTCAGCTTCTGATAGATAGGGGAAAGAAATGTTGA